CCTGTGTGAGTCCCAGGTACTTGGCACTCCCTGTCACCTTTGCCATAGGTGAACAACCGAAGTCTTCGCGATCAATGATGCGACAGGCAAGTAGACAAAATCTGTGGCTTTTGGGGCGGATTCGAGTATATACGCAATCGAGCATGTCATAGGGTAGCGTAAGTGATGTGGTGTAGATGGTTGATGGGGTGAACACCTACCTCATAGAACCGTAGCGATACCACGTTGCGAAAAAGCGGTGTTACGGGAACTTTCCTGGAAAACCTATGGTGTGTGGTTTAGCTTGTAGCTATTATCCGTACCCAAGTCAGTAAAGCTGGCGACACTCTCGGTTCGGCGAAACTGCAAACAACGCCGATGCCTATTTCAAATAGGCGGTAGAGAACGCACCCAGTCCACGGGTCTTGAGAGGGTGGGTCTGCAATCAGCGGGCTTAAGGCACGTTCCAATTTGCACAAACACTTGCTATTTCCAACAAACTTTGATCAACAAGACTTCGGTCGCCGTACAAAACCAAAAGTACACTACTGATTACATCGTACCTCATCCTGAGTATTGATACATCTTACTGAGTACAGACAGTCAGAGTAAATAAGATACAATAGGGGTAGGAAACATTGTCAACACAATCAGGTGTGATTCAGTAGAACATCTTTTCGTCTGTTTTGTATTTTTCCTAAGTTCGGGTATTGCCATTGGTTTTCTTGCGCGCCATTATGCAACACACGAGCGATAAGTCGTCCCAGCAATTGGGCGTACAGGTGCTGGGGGCCATACAAGCATCTCGCAAGGGAGAAGGGAGGAAGATACCACCCCTTAACCTGCGTGAAGCGTCTGGCCAGACAGGTGCAGCAGCTGCACCTCAAGTTGTACGTGCAGAGACGAATCAAGCTCCTCCTGTTATCGGGGCGCAGAATCTGCCTAACAAGGTTCCTGTGCCACAATACAGCGGCGAACAGGTCGTACATCAAGAACGGGTCAGTAAACGGGGAAGAGACAAACAAGAAGGAGTCCACCAGCTCAAGAACGTGTGTCTCGAATCCGACACTCGTATATCCGATGTGCGACGTAAAGCGGATGAGGAGATTGCTCAGATCAAGAAAAACGTTGAAGATGCAATGTTAAAACTTGCATCAATGGGGTTGGTTGCCAGGTTGACAAATGGTGTTTGGAGCTTTGATAGGGACCCAAAGCATAGGGTCCCTGCTACAGATGGCCAGTTCGAGGAAGTGTCCAGCAAATGGTTCATGCAATTTGGAGATTTCCTCAACCTACCTGGTGATTGGCAGTTGGTGTTGTGCAGCATGAATGACAAACTGATGCGGGTTGATATGAAGAGGGCTAGGCAAGAGTGCCCCAACATACCTGACCAGATCAAGTTTGCTTACTTGCTGAACACCATCGTGAAGGACAAAGGTAAAGAAGGTACCGCGTACTTGTTACCTAAGTCTGAAAACGGGCTGAATGATGGTATTATACCATATAATTTCAGTCTGGAAGATCTGCGTCTTCCTGCTGCGGTAAAGCTCCTGGAGCTGGGTCCAACAGAGGAGAAGGTACTACTGGATGATGCAGATCCCTTCGCCGAGTGTGTAACACCGGGTAGGTACGACAGATGCTGTGCAATGGAAACAAGAGACTCAAGTGGGGGCTGGAGCGAAGCGTTGGCCAACATGTGGAATGCATTGATGCACGCTCTCAATGGCAATGGGAGTGAGAAAGTATTACACGACATTGGTGACGCGCTAATCTCAGCCTCAGCACTTGGTCCCGAAGTTGGCCTGGCAACAATACCTATGGGTATAGCTAGCCATGTTGCAGCAGACGTCTTACAAGTTCATCACGGTGGTGGTAATGCGAGTGACCTCGCTGCCACGGGTGCTGTCACTACAGCACTGCATACTGCTCGTGCGGTATACAACAACGGCTCCAACCTAACAGCTCCTGCGTACAATGTAGAGAACCCTCTTGTCGATGCTAACAATGTGGGTTTGTCAAAGGACGTAGGTGAATTCCTGGATAAGCACAATGCCAGGATGTGGTTGGCGAACAATCATGGTGGAAACATGTCTAATGATATGCGGAAGGCACTGATTGCCACGTTGTTGTCAGCTGAATCCCCAGAACACTACTCCCAGTTAGGGGAGACGGTACCGAATCGTCTGAAGGCGTTGTTTTATGACAACCCAGGGTTGGCAGCCTTGGTTGCGCGACGCACTGAAGCGAAAAACGTATCTGCTATGTCCTTAGCAGGCGGAGGTACTGGAGAAGGAGGCCGTATTCGGTCTGTCGTTGTCAGATCCCAAGCGGGGTCGCTACCTATAGAGTTAGGACGTTGCGGTATGTGTCGTGGCAAACCGGTACGCCCAGGTTTCACATTTGGTGAGCAAGGGTTGAATATCGGTGATACCATCACATTCCCTGACCGGCTTTTAGGGGGATCAGATGCGATAGCTGCAGATATAGCTTCCGCGGTGAAAGGCGAGTCACCGCAAGGAACTGTTCCACCACACCCAAAATTCCTGGCTGCTTTGTTGATATCAGCCGTCGGTATACGTTCTGATGCAAATGAGAACTATACGCTGGCAAGGATAAGGATCGCGACTGACCACCGCGGCTGTCTGCAGTCAATGATACCGCAAGGTGATATCAACTACACAGGGATGGATTTACCGATCAGATCACACCCAATGGGTGTCGCTTTTGACATCGCGAATCCAGGGTTGGCTCTACGCGCCGGCAACCCACTATGGAAAGTATTTGTGCACACGAGTGACGTGATTTGTGCCCCTGGCACGTCATCGGAATACAGTCCGTGGGTTGCCGTCTCACTATCTGGTGTGTTCTCTGACATCGGCGTTGAAGCTGATAAAGGAGTCACGAGCCAGCTGATGAGGATTGGGAGGTCCGCGCTCGATTTCGCGAATGGCACAGCAGATATCATCTGCTGGTCGTTCTCTGACAGAGAAAGGCGAGGTGTCGGGCTCTCCTATGCCGTAGAGATGAGCAGAGGTCTCTTAAATCTTAACAGATTCAATGGTTACTACTGGGATAGTAGTACACCAGGATTGAGGAACATGTGTCTGAACACAATGGCTGTTCCTCCCGATGTGCCTCCTCTGAATCGTGTTTTCTTCCCGTATACTACAAACAGCTTCTACGGTGTTGGTGCTCCACCTGCGGATGATGTTTTGCAGTTTGCGATGGTTACACATACAGGGTTCGCCATGTTGTTGAAGGGTGACGCTGCCATACCAGTTGGCACCCAGCAAACATGGGGAAGGCCTTCTTGGGGACAGCGGACAGCAGTAGTGAGCGTCAAGAGTAGTCAACTTGATAGTGCATCGCTACTGAACTACTGTTCGCTATTCATGGAATACCCGTTGTTTTACGACGATACCAAACAGTATGCCCAGGAGTATTGGGGTAATGACTACCCAAATGGTTTCAATGGTTTCCCACTCGTGAACGTGTGTCAGAACGTCGAGAGTGTACACATACCAGGACCACAAAACATACTCCTAGTGGTGACGGACATAGCGACCAGAAATTTCACTTCACCGGTTAACTTGTGCACGAATCTGAATGGATTCGGTTTTGCTGCACCCATAACCTGTGATGTGTTGAATGGTATGTTTGTTCCGTTGGATCTACGAAGTGTCATAGGTGCCGGACCTGCACGATATATTGACTACTTCAACGATTCGATGACTGGATGGAATGGTGCCGTTAACATGCTAGTGCAGAATGGCGCCTCCTCCAGTGATTTCACCAATGCAAGCTTCTTGGTGTCAGAGTTCCTCAATTGCTATGACCTACCCGACGGTATCAATGGTAACATGCAGTATGGGAGAATGACTGTTGCAAATACAACAGGCTCCCCTACAAACGTGTACCATGCCAACGGTGGGGACACAGATAGTGTATTGTCTTCAGTTGGTTCGAGGACCACCGCTTGTGGCATTGCGCCAGATGTTGGTGATCCGTTCGCAGACTGGTTCATGGGTGGGCCACGTAACGTGGTATCCACGCGGGGTTTTCGCACGATGGTTACTCACTACATGCGTGCTGGATCGCCGCTTGGCCAGCATCTTCTTGCTCTCGGGTATCTGAAAGTCTCCGACCCGATGATGGAAGATGATTTCACCAAGTACTTCTTCGGATGGCAGCAAAACTCAATCCGTATGTCATTGGTCAGTGACTCTGTACTATGTGAAAATGGTTATCCCCTATGGATGAGACAAACACCTGATGTGTACATCATGGCACCGATGCAACGGTTCATCAGAAGGTTCAAAGACGGGTTCAATGCAAGCCTCGCAGCGGCAAAGATCGATGTGAGATTTGCATTCAACACGTGCTCGGAGATAGTTTACAGAGGTGGGGACAATAACCTCCTCAATGTGTACTACCCGTTCTGTTCACCAGCTAGATTACACACGGCTGCGAACACTTTGATCTCTGAGAACTTCCACAACCCTTGTGGACCAATCTTCAAAACGAGTATGTTGCCAACTTTCACGCGCACCCCCGCGAACGGTAACCAAGTCGTACTGCTTGGGAACACCGCTGATGAAAGGAAGCTCCTCGTAGAATGGTTCCAAGGTACCGGCCTCTATTCCGTAGGCGCCAATACGCTCTCACCACTCACCATTTGTGACGTAGGTGGGGTAGTTGATTTTGCAACCTTGGTGCCTGTTGAGAACGGTTGGTCTTGTTGGAAGTACAAGCCGACGTATGCCTTGGCTAATGCGGATTGTATTGTTGGGAAAGGGGTTCCGCCCGTCATCAAACCTTTGGTACCAACATACATGAAGAGACCTGGTATATATGTATTCGGTGTCAATCTGGGTATGTTTGGGGTAAGCGAGGGTGGTGTCGGTGTTCAAATCTTGTCGTCGATCTACTCTGCGCCAGCAGGTGGTCATGTTGCACCCAACCCATACAACCAGGAAGACGAGGCTTGGGTGGAATCTACCGTCGCAGTGGATTTCTCTCAAGTCGGTGCTGTCGTGTAGCCCGATGACAGCACCTCCTTCAAGTCTCCTTAGCAAGTCATGGTCTTGTTTGACGAGCAAGGAGTGGGAAGGGGCTGAAGGTGTTTACCCAGTGTTAAATACGGCTTTGAAAAGTGTTGCTTCCCTACGAGCTGATATCGCGTTGGCTAAGAACAAAGACGACAGTCTTTTCAACAGCGAGCTCGATCAGGAGCAGCGTGACTCAGAGCGTTATGGTAGGTCAATTGTCGTGGATGAAGAGTTCAAATACTTAGGTCCGGTATGGGGCAAAAGTTTCACGCTATACTTTGATATTCTACCGCACAGGGTAAGTACCTTGGTACGAAGGCAGTTGTACAGTTTGGATGTGTTCCCTGCAAAGGGTCCAACTTCGTTAGGTGCTAGTCTGAAGAAAGTTGATGAATTGATGAAAAAGTACGGTCCTCTTCTGGTAGGTGACGACTGGCGGTATTTTATCAATCTGAATCAATTTGGAGGTTACCATAAAATTGAAAGTATGGGATCTTTTGAAGATGAAGTGCGCGCATGGGTGAGTGGGGAAATCACCCATACAGCGCCAAAGCCTAATGGGTGTTGGGACGAGGATTCTTTCTATTGCCTGTTTGAGCGAAATGTACACGCAGCACTACTTACGGGAAGTAGTGTACCACGCAAGTACATGACTGCAGATGAATGGGCCAGCGGGATTGGTAACTGGGCAGGTAATGGTGCCACCAGTTACAAGACAACGCTGAGGTGGAATGATGGCAGGGAATACAACATTCGAGACAACAAGTGGTCAACAGCACTGGTGGCACCCACATCCTATGTGGTGGGGTGTATTATCGGTGATGTCGACGTGGTACAGCACAACAAAGTATTACCTAAACGCGAGTTAGGTAAGGTGCGACCCGTCGTGAACGGGGACATAGAGTTCTACTGGATACAAGCTTACATATCTCACATTGCTGAGGTGTGGATGCAAGGTAGTAATATCAGTCCCATGTTCATGACCACTGCGCAATGGTATTCGAAGAGAGTTGAATTGTGTGATTTCAGTGACAGGAGTATCCGTGTACCGATAGATCAGACGCATTTTGATTGGAACCAAACAATACGTATGATAAATATCGTGTTACGGCAGATGTTAGTGGTCATCCTACCTACTATACCCGATGTATCAGTAGCATCTGATTTTCAGAAAGCCGTCAGAAAGGCTATTAGGGTGTTCTCGGATCCCAGAGCACACGTTAAGATAGAAACTGATGACGGAGAGAAGAGAATATACATCACCAAAGGCATAATAAGTGGTTGGAGGTGGACGGCCTTCTTAGACACCATCTTAAACTATGCCGAGGTCAGAACGGCTGTAAACATAGCTGAACTGGTGACACAGACACATTTCAACGTCTATTCATTACACATGGGCGACGACGTGCTAATGAAAATGGACAAACCGGGTCAGGCAGCATTCATCGTGTGGGCTATGACGGTCTCCGGTTTTCCCATCAACCCTACTAAATTCTTCGTGGCAAATGATCGTGACGAGTTCTTACGTCAGACATACGAGCCAGGGAGAACCACGGGGTATCTAGCACGGGTAATAGGTTCATTGTTGCGTAGGTCACCAATTGTCACTGACCCGCGTGACGGTGAATCTAGAGCCAGGTCGTTGCTAAGCAACTGGGTCAAAGCTATGAACAGAGGTGCGGTAGTTGACAGGTGTATTCATCACGCTTGTATCGACATATCGCGCGGTACAGGCTGGAGTGAAGAGTCTGTACGCGGCTGGATGACAACATATGCCTCGCTAGGTGGTGGGGGTCTGTTGACAGGTAGCAGAGGGTTATTGAGCTGGAGAATCAAGTATGGAACCACTAGTGTCGTGGGCGACCTAGTAGGTGATACTCCAGGTCTGAGTCCAACCTTGCGACAGGTGGAGTCTGAGGGGTATGATTTCAATGCTAATGCCAAGCGTGAATTATTCTCTCAGATCCTTAAGCTACATGATTCGAGCATCAAGAGGGGTGACGATGAGCTAGTAGTTGTAGTGCCACCAGAACCATGGCACGGCAGACTACTCCCCGTCGACTTCGGAGTCATTGATGCTAACATCGAGCCGGTTGTTCAAGACAGGTGGATAGGTAACCCATTGGTGGATGGGTTACTATCACAAAAGCTCAGATCCAAGGATTATGACTGGGTACACAACTACTACATTGACCAAAGTCAGAGAGAGTTCTCGGTTAGGTTGGAAAAGTGTAGGAGGAGTGTATGGCGACTGTGGTTAGAGAGGAAATTATTCTCTAATCCCTTGTCGCCCGTGGCAGGTGAGGAAGCAGTATCAGTACTTGTGAAATCGTTCCAATCACTGGTATGGGCCAGCATATCATCATCTTGCAACGTTACAGTCGAGAAGTTAAAAGCTGCAAATATGCTGGTTGAAGACACGGTCAGGGAGACAATTTTGTGCCAGAAGGTCAAGATTGGTTCATGATGAGTGTTTACGGTAGTAGGCACCTTAACAGGTGAAAGTGGTTGATAGGGCGTAGGCCTCCACTGCCGTTCCTGCGACGTCCTGGGCATCTTTAGGTTTGACGTTCCAACTTCCTGAGATAGCCAAGGGTTATAGGCTGAAAGAGTGGTTAACAGCAAACGGTTACCACACACCCGCCTATCGCGTTTGTAGTATGTTATCTGCTGATAACCCCGTACAGAAAATCCCCTGTACGGGTACAAGGGGTGCAACCATCATTGGCTTACCCGGGTAGGCTGGTTG